TTGCCAGCCGTCGCCGTGCCGCGATAGCCAGCCGTCGCCGTGCCGTAATTGCCAGCCGTCGCCGTGCCGTAATTGCCAGCCGTCGCCGTGCCCAGGCTGCCAACTTGAACAACTTCGCCGTCGCCAACTTTCAGGCATGCACCGATGACGGCAACATTTAGTGCCAGCGGTTCATTTGCAAGGATGAAATCGGCAGCGGCTGACTTTGTTCCGACGAACCGGACAACGGCGCTCGGAAACTTGCACTTGCCGCCCAGCATCACAATGTCAGCGCTTGGAACTTCGAGCACCATCCACTTGGCTTCGTCATCCTCCCAATACGAGACGCAGGAATGATCCCCTTGGCCGTATAGCCATCCGTGCAGTCCGTTGCCACATTCCTTGTTCTTTTTCCAGTCTGGTGCGGCCACTTCGACGCCAATCTCTGACGGCCACGAGAAGCCGCTGTGACTGGTGTAGTCGGGGCGGCAGACACGCAGCACAAGAGAGGTTGCAGGGGCTGTGTTCTTCGATTGCTTCTTGGTCATTTTCAACTCCTTGAATGAGAAAATCTCAATGTGATGGACGAGTTAATCGTCGGTGTTTGCTACTTGTTCCAGCGCCACAAGCATGGGAGACATGAGGCGGCAAAGGTCGCTGTGCTGGTGTGCCATCAGGGCCAGTAGTGCCGACATGGCCTCGGCCACGTTCTGCACGGTTTCTTTCGGTGTTTCGCCTACGAGTGGATTCACGCATCAGCCCCTTCTGACTGCTATTGCTGCCTTGATAGACGCTACAGCTTTTGCGACAGCACCGGCCTTGTAGCAGGGGTCGCGCTCGCAGTCCTCAACAAACGGCAGGGCGAGATGCAAGGCATCCATCAGTACGCCATGCTGGCGCCGCAGTTCGTTGATCGTCACCGTCTGCTCATCGAGGCGGGTAGCCGCCTGCTCGACAAGCTCCGGCGATTCGGTGACGCAGCCTTCCTCGCGCCGCATCTCATCGGCCAGGGCGTAGAGCATGGCCGAATAGGATTTCGTCTCGGTCATTGCACCACCCCTTCGATCTTGGCGGCGATGTCCTCGGCGCTCAGGTCGTCTCGGTCGGTGAATGTCCAGTAGCTGTCGCCCTTCTTGGCATAAATGCGGGTCATGCGCCCGCACAGGCGCTCGACCATCTTGAAGGACTCGACGCCACGCACCCGGCGCCAGTCATGCGGGGGCAGGCACTCAAGGGCAGAGACGTAGTGTTCCTCGGTGCTTGGTTCAGGCTGGGTGCGCAGGGCGTTTTCCTGCATGACCATGAACTCGGTGATGTCGGCCACCTTCGGCTCGTGGTAGCGGTCGGCCAGTTGCTCCAGCGTCTCGCCGGAGTACAGGCCGCGCTTGGCGCCTTCGTTGTCGATCACCACGCCGTCAATCACGGACGGCACGCGGGCATTGGTGGGGGTGTGCCAGAAAACAAGGTCGGTACGTTGCATGGTTCGCTCCATCAGAGGTCAAGAATTCGGACGACAGGCCGGGACAGCGCCCAGCCCGCCACACAGCAGGCAAGAAGAACGAGGCTCATACGGAGGCGTCCGTGGGGGCGCTGAACGGTTCAGCCAGGTCTGCAAACGATGCGGGCACCTTGTAGGTGTTCTTCGGGTCGTCGCGGTAGTTGTCCATGTCGAACAGAACAACCTCGATGCCGTCATCTGCCGTGTAGTCGGCAATGCCGCCAGACACGTAGATCAGCACGCGGGGGCGTTGAGGCTTGGCTTCCTCGATGATCTCGAATGAGATGCCTTCGACGCCCAGCGAACCGCCGCGCATCAGGGTGCGCTTGCCCATGTACTGCTCACGTACTTCGGCCCAGTTCGGCCAGTCGGTTCGTTCGGTCGTCCAGACGCTCTTGTAGTCGGGATGGATGGCATCCCATTCGGCTTTGGTGATCTGTTCAAGCATGTCGTCGCTCCTTCGGTCGTTGGTTCAGGGTTTGGATTGAGGAAATCTCAACCACGCCGAAATAATACAACAAGACTTTCTCAAAGGAAACGATTATTTTAAGAATTTCTCAATCCGTGTGGCAGGCAGGCCACGACTTCCCCAACTTCCCAAAACTTCCCAAGTCTTGGGAAGTCAGAAAAGCCGGAAAAGAAGTCTGTAAGTAGTTGATATATATATAGTTCCATATATTTTTTTCTTTCTTATATCCTCAACTTCCCAACTTCCCAGACCTACCCCCCTTCCCTGATTTCCTGATCCTTCATGGCTTTTCTCTCGGGAAGTTGGGAAGTTTGGGAAGTTGGCCGTTTTTCGCGTGTAAGTCCTTGTCGTGATTGGAGATAGTGACTTCCCACGCCTTGGGAAGTCGCCGGGAAGCCGGGGAAGTCACCGCGATTGCGTTTTTCTGGTGGATCGTCTGGCGATTGAGCAATCCTTAACCCGCTGGTATAGTCCGGTGTATGCGTTTTCCTCAACGCCGAAAGACCGTGAATCGGTCAGAAGAAATCGACCAGGCCAAGGTTGTGCGCTGGTCGCATCTGCCATCTGTCCGGGCGCTGATGCCCGATCTTCGATGGCTGCATCACTCGCCCAATGGAGGCCGGCGTGATGCCTTTACAGGTGCGCAGTTGAAGGCCATGGGCGTGAAACCCGGCTTTCCCGATCTGATCCTGCCCGTCCGGGCTGGCGCTGCCCTCGGCCTCATCATTGAAATGAAGTCTGCGACTGGCAGCGCGTCAGTACCGCAAAAGGAGTGGATTGCGCACTTTCAGGCACAAGGCTGGGAGTTTCGGCTTGCGAGAAGCGCCCAGGAGGCGCGAACGATCCTCTGCCAATACCTAGGCATACCCCCAGAATCCACGCCTGAACTGGATGGCTAGATGGATGACGGCAAGGCACAGCAGCAGGTCACCACCTATCGAATGCGCGTGCTGGCCGTTGTTGAGTCGTCACCGCATGCACTCACAGGCCGGGAAATCGCGCTGGCGGCCTGCATGTCCTACAAGCAAACAATCGACGCGCTGAACGCCCTCTACAACTACGGCAAGGTTCAGCGCCACGGCAGAAAGTTCATGGCTCGATGGAGCCGTGTGCAACCGCAGCAGCATTGCCTGCACCCACTAGACGTGATGTTCCTCCGCATGAAGGCCAAGAAATGAACACGATCCTCGATCAAGCCGCGTCCATCGTCGATGCAGACCGCGAGAAAACCTACGGCAAGCCCGACAAGAACCTTCGGGCAATCGCCGAATTCTGGGAGGCATGGCTTCGTGCCCGTGGCAAGTTGGCGCCTGATGCTTTCCTGACCTTTGAGGACGTGGCCTGCATGATGAGCCTGTTGAAGCACGCACGGCTGGCCAACGATCCACGTCACAAGGACAGCCAAATTGACGCTTGCGGCTACATGCGCCTGTTGGAACGCTGCCAGACCGAGCCTTGAGTCGAATTCCCGGCGCGGCTTTACCCTTGCCGCATTCACCAGGAGGACGTGCCATGCTCGAATCATTACTCGGATCGCTGTTCGGCGGCCTATTCAGGCTGGCCCCGGAGTTTTTGAAGTGGCTCGACCGCAAGAACGAGCGCGACCACGAGCTGAACATGTTCCGCCTGCAAACCGACCTTGAGAAGCAACGCGGGACATTCACCCTTGAAGAAAAGTACGTCGACCACAGCACAGCAGCCCTTGATGCCATTCAAGAGGCCTTCCGAGAGCAAGCATCAACGGCCAGCGCCAGCTACAAGTGGGTTGCCGCCGCATCGGCACTGGTTCGACCAGGCATCACTTACGTTCTTTTCGGCCTTTACGTGGCCGTCAAGCTCGCCAGCCTGACCTACGCGATCAATTCTGGCGCCGTCTGGCGCGATGTGCTCATCGCCAACTGGACGGCTGACGACTTCGCCATGCTGAACATGATCCTGACCTTCTGGTTTGTCGGTCGTGCCATCGAGAAGTACCAGAAGTAGGCACCGGCATGACCATCTCCACCGCCATCCAGACCGCCATTGACGCGCTGATTCGCCCGTTCGAGGGCTATCACCGCCGTCTGTCTGATGGCGGGTGCGCCGCCTACCCCGATCCAGCAACGAAAGCCGATCCTTGGACGATTGGCTATGGCTCCACCGGCCCGGACATCAAGCCTGACACGCGCTGGACGCATGAACAGGCATTGGCCGCCCTTCGTTCCGAAACCACGCAGAAGGCGCTTGGGGTGCTCAAGCTGTCGCCGACGCTGGCCGCCGAGCCAGACCGCCGCATTGCTGCGCTGACCTCCTTTGCCTACAACTGCGGGCTGGGCAATTACCGCATCTCCACGCTTCGCCGCCGCGTCAATCAGCGCGACTGGCCAGAAGCCGCCCGCGAAATCGTGAAATGGAACAAAGCCGCAGGCCGCGTGATGGCGGGCCTGACTCGCCGCCGCGCAGCAGAGGCCGCTTTACTGAACTGAAACAAGGGGCCGACGCCATGACCGAAGCAAGCAAACCAATCCACCGACGGACACACTCATGCGATGCAGCAGACGAGGGCATGCAGTGCGCCTACTCTGAGCGAATGTCGGAGGATGCCGCCGAGCATGCCGTCAAGAAGGTTTTTGCCATCCTTGGCGTGGATGTCGATAAGCCCGAGTCGGTTGAGGACTTCCGGGAGGATCTGCGCTTCGGCAAGAAGATGCGCAAGGTTGCCGACCATGGACTGCTGGCCTTCTTCGGCGTGGTGGCTGCCGCATTCGCCGCCGCTGTCTGGGCCGGCATCGTCTCCAATATCAAGCACTGATGGCAGACGCAGAAACCCCGAAGAAGAAGGCGACCGCACCAAAGAAACCTGCCGTCGCCAAGGGAACCCGCAAGCTCAACCGCCCCCGCCTGGCGATCAGCGGCCTCACTGTCGAACAGGAGGCCTACTGCCGTGGCCGGGTGATGGGCATGTCCATCGAGGAAGCCATCTCAGCCGCTGGCAGCAGCATCAGTATCAAGACCGCCCGCGACTGGGAGGCACCGAACAGCGGAAACAAGCTGGTGCGCGACCGCATCAACGAATTGGCGGCCATCGCCCAGAAGAATGCCATCCTCAAGTCGGGGCTGGATCGTGAGTGGGTCATCTCGCGCTACATGAAGGTGGTCGAACGCTGCATGCAGGCCGAGCCAGTGATGAAGATGATCGACGGCGAGATGCGTGAAAC